CTACACATAGACCACATACGACCTATTGCTGAAGGTGGCGCAGTATACGATGAGGCTAACTTGCAAGTGCTTTGTATTCAATGCCATGGACGTAAGACAGCAGGCGAACGGGGGTGGGGTCTCATCTCAAAAGTTGACCCGGTGAATTCCACCGTCACCTTTTCCTTTGACCAGGGAGCCGAGCCAAACCCCCCAAATAACCTATTTTAGCCAAATGATTGAGGAACTAGCACGCTGGGAGCGCGTAAAGGCTGAGTGCGAAAAGAGTATAGATACTCACGGCGCTATATTGGAAGCAGTAACGGACCGAGGCAAACCAGTACTAAGAAAAAACCCAGCAATGGAAGCACTAAAGCAGGCAAACGCCGAAATAGAGAAACTCCGTAAAATTGTTGGTGATGCAGTCAACCTGGACTGAATCCATAATAGAGCGCTTTTGCGTCTTAACCGAGGATAGCGGAGCCGGTCAGCCGGTAAAGCTTATGGAATGGCAGCGTAAGCTTATACGCGATGCCGAGGGCAAGCGCATGGTTTGGCTGGAAATACCACGAAAGAACGGTAAGAGCGCTTTCATTGCTATGCTCGCCATAGCCCACATGCTCAAAGGATTTAAAGAGGGGACCAACCCCCAGGTAGTCCTAGCTGCTGCGACCAGGGAGCAGGCCGGTATCTTGTTTGGCTACGTCCGAAACATGATTTTGCTAAACCCGGAGCTACAAAAGGTCTTAGAGCCATACCGTAAGGAAATACGGCTAAAGGGCAAGCCTGGCTATCTAAAGACCATTACAAGCGACGGGGGCAGTAACCACGGACTAAACCCGTCTTTTATCTTATGCGACGAAATACACAGCTGGAATGAGGTAAAGGGGCCGGAACTATGGGAAGCCCTGCGTACGTCTATGGCCTCACGCCCTAGCCAAATGGTAGCCATTACCACAGCGGGCAGCGCTTATAGCTTCGCCCACAAGTGGCACGAATACGCCGAAAGGGTAAAAGAGCAGCCAAGCATAGACCCTAGCTGGTTAACTATCATTTACGGAGCTACGGACGAGGAAGACCCGCACGACCCAAAAGTTTGGGCGAAGGCTAACCCGTCCCTGGGTATAACGGTTACATTACAATACTTAGAGGAATTAAGCAATACAGCCAAGCACGACGAACCTACGCTGTTAAGTTTACGCAAGCTGCACCTTAACCAGTGGGCCGGCAGCGCCCAGCCGTACATTGAACTGGGCAAATGGCTAAAGTGTGAGGGACCGAAGCCTAAGACGCTGGATAAATGGCGCTGCTTCCTAGGGGTAGACCTTGCAGCCGTTAATGACTTTACCGCCTATGCCGTAGTATATTTTAACGGTGAACGCTTTTATACCGTGCAATACTACCAAATCACCGACCACGCCATGACCAAGCGAAAGCAAAAGTACCCGAACCTAGCGCGCAACTGGATAAAGAACGGCAAGCTAGACATGGTGAAGGGTGAGGTAACTACAACGGACCATAGAATAGCAATGATTGAAAGTATTATAGAAAAGCACCCGGTTGAGGGCATTTTCTTTGACCCGTGGAACGCAGCAGAAACCGTGGAGCGTTTACGCAGTAAATACGGCAAGCAGTTTTGTTTTGAGGTACGCCAGTCCGCCCTTATGGTAAACGAGCCCATGAAACTACTTTACCGCATGGTTACGACGAAAGGCATAACACACGACGGCAACCCGATTACCGCCTGGATGATTGCGAACACCAGCCTGCATATTGATAAGAACGATAACTGGACCTTTCAAAAGGACAAGGCACCGGACCGCATAGACGGCACAGCTGCGCTAATTACGGCGCTAGCGGGTTATGTTCACAATGCTAGTACTGGAATGAGTACATATGAGGAATTAGATATAATTTTTGTGTAACTTTGTGTAATGGCATGGTATGACCGTATAAAGCGTAGTGTTAGTGGCGTGATAAGCCCTAAGCCCTGGCTAATCAATCTTTTCGGCGGTAACACTACCCTCGCAGGAGAAAATGTAAGCAGCACAAACGCGCCAAAGGTTAGCGCTTTGTACGCCTGCGTTAACTTAATCGGGAACACAATAGCCTCACTGCCTTGGCAGTTGTTCCGGGAAACTGAGCAAGGCCTACTATTTCAGCCTGGCCTTATTAACGACCTAGTAAGCAAGCGACCAAACGAGGCCTACAATAGCTATGATTTCCGTAAGGCTATGTTAACGCAGCTTTTGCTACGGGGTAATGCTTACGTACTGCCGGTACGTAGCGGTAATAACCTAGCCGGCCTGGAGCTTATAGATACCGAACTAGTAACGGTTGATACTACCAGCGGCGAGCTTATTTACCAGCTTCACCTACGCAACGGTATTAACCTACGCCTAAACCCTAACCAGCTTATTCACCTTAAATACTGGTCCTTTGACGGTATTAACGGAGTTAGCCCTATTGTTTACGCCAAAGAAATAATTGGTACATCAATGGCCGCAACTGCCCACATGGGCGGGTTTTATGGTAACGGCGGAATGCCTAAAGGCATCTTACAAATTCAAGGCACTATTAGGGACGCGGACCGCGTTAAGCAAATAGGCCGACAGTTCGACGAACTGAATAATGAGTACAAGGGGAGGACCGCTGTTTTGACTGAGGGGGCTGAGTACAAGCCGGTAGCTGCGAACTTTCAAGAGTCGCAGTTAATTGAGAGCTTACGTTTTAGTGTTGAAGAAATATGCCGCCTTTACAGCGTCCCCCCGCACAAAATTGGCCACATGGATGGCGCAGGCTATGCAAATAGCATTGAGGCGCAAAACGCGCAGTTTGTCAGCGACTGCATACGTCCGCTAATTGAGGTAATCGAAATGGAGTTTACCAACAAGCTTTTAAGCGGCAACCGTGTGTTCCAGCTTGACCTAAAAGCCCTTATGCGCGGCGACATTAACACTGAGGTACAGCGTAACGTGAGTTACTGGAATATAGGCGTAATGAGCGCCAACGAAATACGCCGCATTGAAGGTCTAGCACCTATCGAAGGCGGCGACGTATATAACAAGCCTATGCACATGGGCAGTGAACAGCAACAAAATGGAGAAGGAAATACGCAGCCGGACGATACCGGTAACGGAGAGTAACACCGTAGAAGGGTACGCCCTTAATTGGAACGAGTACGACATGGGCTCTTTTATGGAGCGCATAGACGTTAACGCGCTAGGCGAGTTAAAGGACTACGACGTACACGCTTTGTATAACCACGACTACGACCGCGTACTAGCCAGGTCCAAATACGGCGAAGGCACCCTAAGCCTGGAACAAGACCAAGAGGGCCTAAAGTTCCGTTTTGATTTACCCGATACGTCAACTGGCAATGAGGTCCGCACCTTAGTAGGTCGCGGCGACGTAGACCAGGCAAGCTGGGCCTTTACCGTTAAAAAAGAACGCTGGGAGAACGTACGCAGCGAAAAGCCAACCCGCGTCATTGAAAAAATTGGCGAAATGTACGACATTAGCCTAACCCCTCGCGGGGCTAACCCCACTACGTCCGTAGCCCTACGGTCGCTAGAAAAAGCCTTGCAAGAGGCAGAACCCGAACAATTAACCCAAAACCCCGAAACCGTGGAAAATCACGAAAACGAGGCAGAAACAAGAGCTAACACTTTTGTCGATGCATCAGCTGTACAAGGTCAGCTTTCAAAGAGCGAAGCTCGCAACCTTGGAAAATTCAACATCATTAAGGCTATCAACGAAGCCCGTAACGGTAAACTAACTGGCCTGGAAGCCGAAGTAAACCAGGAAGGCCTAAACGAAAAGCGCAAGCTTGGAGTTGACGCACGCGACATGCACGCTATCAACATGCCCGAAATGCTTTTCACCCGTACTCAGTCAGTTACTGGCGGTGCAGGCGGAAACCTTGGCGGTGACTTGGTATTTACCGAGCCAGGACGTTACATTGATTTCCTTTACCCAAACACTCCAACGCTTAGCCTTTGCTCAGTAGCCGAGAACTTGGTAGGTAATATCGATTTCCCTAAGCAAACGTCTAGCTACACGCTAAACTGGCAGACTGAAACCGGAACGGACAGCGCCCAGGATATCAACTTTGATAAAGTAACTATGTCCCCTAAGCGTGCCGTAATTACTGCGTCTATGTCAAACCAACTGCTGCGCCAAGAGTACAGCCGTGGAATTGAGCAGCGCGTAATTCAGCAGCTTAACCTTTCGTTCAACAAAGGCCTAGAGAATGCTGTACTTAACGGTACTGGAGCTTCTAACCAGCCTAGCGGTATTTACACTGAGCTAGCAGCGCAGGCTTTGGCCCTAGGTGCTATCACTTTTGACGACCTAGTAGACATGGAAGCTGCCCTAGCTGCCAACGACGCACTAGCCGGTAACCTTGCTTACGTTACGCATCCAAACGTAGTAGCTAAGTTGAAGAAAACCAAAGTAGACGCCGGTAGCGGACGCTTCCTCGTTGAAGGCATGCTGGACCCAGTTAAGACTGCCAACGGTTACAATATCTTCAATACTACCGTTTCCAAAAAGACAGTAGGCTCACCCGATACCTACGGTTTGCTTTTCGGTAACTTTGCAGACGTTCAAATCGGATTCTGGGGCGGAGCTACCTTGATGGTGGACCCATACTCTCAAATGAAGTCGTCTATCGTTGAAATTTACGTAGAGCGTTTCATGGACGTAGCCGTATTGCGCAACGCTTCCTTTGCTTTGGCAACCGACGTAACTATCTAAACAAAATGGTAACGGTTAGCAGTTATACTCCGATTACGGTAAATCTTACCGAGGTAAAGGCCTTTTGCCGCGTAGACGGTAACGCAGACGATGCGTTGCTAACTATGCTTTTTAGCGCAGCGGTCGAGGAATTTAACAGCTATACCGGCTACCGTTTAGGTGCAACAACTGTAACAGTGGACACCTGGGGGACCGAGCAATACGCTCTCCCCCTGGGTCCGGTTACGGCTATTACAAGCGTAACGGCTTACGACGACGAAGGCACTCCCACGGTCCTAGCATTATACACCGATTACACCTATGTTAATACGACCCTTACGCTAAAGGAAACCCCGGAGCGTATGGTGATAGTTTATACGTGCGGCGACACTAACCCGCCAGCAGACATTAAACACGCGCTGTACCAGCGCATTAAATTTGGTTTTGATTACGGCGACGACTTGCCGTACGATAGAAACCGCTTTTTTGACCGCATAGCTTTTCGCTACCGACAAAACTTCTCGTAATGCTAGACCTGCGCGTTACGCTTTACCAGCCCACTAGGGTAACAAATAACAGCGGCCAGGTAGTAAAGACCTGGACCAACGCAGGTACCTTTTACGCCGAGCGCGTAGTACAGCCGAACACCGGCGCAGACATTATGCCTTATGACCAAATCGTAAGCGCCACTATTATTACCTGGCGCCTACGCTACCCAAACGGGGTAAAGGCAACCTGGTACCTTGCCCATGGCGGCGAAGATTACGACATTATAAGTGTGGCCCCCGAAGGGCGGCAGCGTTATATTATAATTAAGACCCGTTTGCGCGACAATGGCACGGGGTAACACCATTTACCTAAAGAGCGAAAGCGGTAGAGTGGAAAGCTTTGACCA